ATCACGTTTGCTTAGTATTACCCCCTCTTCTTGTCTACTGTCTCTACCAGGATTGACGTAGAAGTTGTGTAGACAGTTCTACGTCGGTGTCCTACCAAATTTCTACGAGAGGAAACAAAAGTAACACAAATGAACATTATTACGAGCCAGAGCTGTGATATATAAAGAAGGGTTATTTGAACGAGTAGAAAGGTAGTAATATCCTGGTCACTTTATTGTCTCTTGAAGTAATGAAAAATTATACCATCAATAAATTTTTCTTGTAGTCTTCCTTTGACCTTCCAAATTACACAAGCCCAATCGTATAGAATATTGTCTTGTGTAAAATTGATTGTTTTTCCTAATGCGATTTCTGCAGCTTTAGCTTCTGGGTCAATGTTGGAAAATATTTCCAATTGGGTTCGTACTCTATAGTCTTGCATTCCTGGTTGTTTTCCAGGTTCGATTTCACCCATACCGTAGTATAGTTGGGATAAAAATTCCGTAACTGTTAAGGTTGGAATTGGGTCCCAAACACAGGATGCTTGAAATGGTGCGTTGTCGTATCCGGTAAGAGTAGTTATTCCTTCGGATGCTTCAAAAGCACTAAATGTTCTTTGCGATTCAACATTCGGTGCTTGCGCATTTAAAGCTACTTGCGTAGTTGGAGTTAACCACGTAGCATCGTCAAAATTTATTTTTGCTCCAATAACACCAGCAAAGAAAGCCGATATGGCTTATGTGCTTGACCCTTTGTCCAAGATTTATTTTTTTGATTGTCCCCGATCAAAACAGGGTGAATTTATTCAGTATGATTTTTTGGAGGAAGTGAAAAACGGATACGTTTTCAGTTCGAAGTACGAAAGTCGCAATAAAGTGTTTCCCTCCCCTCATGTGGTTGTTTTCATGAATGAGCTACCCGATATGACTAAGTTGTCTAAGGATCGGTATGAGATTATTCGTTTGGGTGATCTTTAATAATTGTTATCGGTGTAAATATAATCAATTGTTTTACCCTTACGCAAGCGTTTAAATCGCTTTGTATGGATGAGATCACGTTTGCTAATTTTCCAAAATAGTTTTTTCATTATCAGGTAAATTGAGCTGGACAAAATCCACATGAACATGAAAGAATCGAATTCTTGAATAAAGTTATCCGAGCCGACGTCGTTGGACCCGTGCCACAGTAGGTGGTTCAGCGCGAGGACGCACCAAGCGATTGTTAGGGGTTCGATAATGGCTGTTGGTAATAGGTTCAGCAATTGCCATTGGAAGAACAAAGGGAGGAATTTCCATTAGATCAATGAGTCCATCATTGAATCGACTGTTGTCTTGGTTGAAAGCACGAAAAAGAGCAAGGTTCTCACCTGCTTCTTCAATTTTTTCTTGCTCCAACAACATGTGTTGCCACACATACTTTCCAGTCAAACGGGCATATACGACATCCATAGGAGAGATGTTGGCCCGTTTGGCAACCACTGCCTCAATGACTTTTAAGGTTTCGGTTTCACGGTGACCTTCTCCCAGGTTTACGTTGAAGATGTTGAGCAGGATGCGAGTAACACGAGCTGTAGCTTGAGCGTATTCGTAGGCCCAGGCAGGTTCGTTTGGCTGGGGTTGGAAGAAGGAGCGTACATGATAGTCATCGTCGTTTCCTGTTTTTTCGATGGCTTCGATGACATGTTCGTAGTTTTCTCCGGTGTATTCGGTAATGCGTGCAATTTGATTGTCACAAAAAGCGTTACGGCTTCGTTCGATGAGGTATTCAAAAGGATTAGGAGCTAGCATAACAGCGGCGTGCATCGCTTCGATGTTGGTGGCGACATCCGTATTCCATTTATCTTCGATAATATAGAACTCTTCGTTGGTGAAATGCATGGCCATTTTGTTTTAGTTCTTTTTTGGTTGTTTATGTTTTGGTGTTCTTTCGGATTGTGTGTCTATTATGCAGGTTCTTTCATTAGAACCATTTGCTGTTGTCGTAGAGAGGTTCACGAAAATATTTAAAATTCTAGCGCGCCAGGATTTACTTAGGCCGCGCCAAGATAAAAAAATAGCGCGCCCATATTTTAAATTAGTCGATCGTGTTTGATATTTTATTTGAATATTTAACGGATCACCACTTGGAACAGTTGCGAAGGGGTTACTATTCACGGTTATTGTGGCGGGATAACAAATTAATGGTATTGGATCAGGAATAGTCCAAACACCATCAATCTTTTCACCAACTTGATCGCCATTTTCGTATCGAATATCTACATTTAAATCCCCGCCACTCCCGGCAAATGAGTAGAATACATTATTAGTATAAATACTACTATCAGCGCAAATTTTCTTATCACTTTCACAACCGCAATTCTCGTTTATTAATACAGGCAAAGAAAATGAAAACAATTCGACGCCACTTAGATTCTCCTTAAATATCTTTTTGTCATTACCCCAAACAGTCTCGTTTCCAAAATTCATCCACTCCCTACGATCAACTGAATCGAAGTCGTCAAAGTTTGCAATGTCTTCTTTAATCAAATACAAAAAGAAATTAGCCATTGCGTTAAGTGGCTCGATTATTTGCGTTTGCTGAAGCTCGATTGTGTCTCTTTGAGGGTTAAAATTTGTTAAGAATATAGGCCTAATATCTGCATCGTAAGCCTTATCAGAATCAACCGCTTTGTCTTCGGTTATTCTTGGAACGGGTAAATAAACGAAAGGTTTTCGAACGTCTCCGCCTTCTTTGTTGGAACGTTCATTACTTACCTTTCTACTTGAACTATGCCAAAATTCAGGAGCCTCAAGTTGAAATTCTGTAACGGTTGGCTCCGTTGTGGATTCAATTTCAATGTAAGAATTTTGAACTAAATCAATTACAGTGTAAGAAACTTCATCAATAATAATTTGCGAATCAACGGTGATCCAATAGGTATTGCACGTGTTTAATCTCCAATTGTCACCGTTTGCCGTAATAGATGAAACAGTAATAAAAGGTGTCATTTTACTAACAACCTCCTCAATAATTTCTATTATATTTCTGTTTCCGTTCATTACTTATAAACCAATTACAAAATCCATGTATTGACCGTTATACTCTGGATAAGTTGAAGAATTTTGATTAATGTAGTGTTGGATCGCTTTTGCTGTTTTTACTGAATCGTTGTAGATTCTAGCCAAAACTAGTCCATCTGTTAACTGATCGCTGTTTTGATCTTTATTAACTTTGTTTCCGCCCGTTGCAATAATGTAAGGGTTGTTCCTTGCGAAATAAAACCAAGTAACGCCTTTCATCCAAAACTTCATGCCTTTGCTTTGGATAATTTCGTTATTGTAATCTTCCGAAAATGCGTTGTAAATTGACAAAAATCTAGCATCGGTTGGAACACCTGAAACATTTAAGTTCGCGATAAATAATTTACCTAATGAAACGCCTAACAACTTGTAAATGTAATCCGTTTCATGGTTATCACGAACTTGATTAAATTTCGCAGTTGTAGCGTTATCAATTTGCAATTGAAATTCGCCTGTAAAGTCTGATATTTGAACTAGGTTAGGCATAATTTACAGTACTGCTATCAACTAATATTTTTGCAAGACTTGCTTTTAATAAAATTCTGGCACCAACTTTCATCCCATGAATTTCTTTAACAACAACAACCCAAACCTTCAACTCTTTTTTAAATTCCTTTTTTGTTTTAATCTTTAATTGCTTTGGTTTTTCTGATTTTTCCAATGCTAGAATTGATTCGTATTTTTCAATTAATGAAAGGTCGCAAACAGTTTTACAGGTTTTCATTATCGAATGAGAGGTGATATTTGATTCGTGCTTGACATCTAAAATTAAACCCAAATAAGGTAAAATCACCTCTTTAAAACCTTTCTTTTTTACATTTTTAGAACAATTTGAATCAAGTCCTTTGTTCGCTGATCCTGTCCAAGGCTTGTAATTTAATCCTTCAAGCAATTGTTTAGTAAATAAACGGCCAACCCCAATAGATTGGTTTTCGCCATAAATACCATCTGTTAATAACTCCTTAGTTTCGGTTGAATAAAAATGAAGATTATCAAATCCATAAAGAACAGGACTATTTAAGTCCATCTTTTGATAAAGTTCAAATATTTCATCGGCTAAAAAATTATCCGATCCGACCAAAATAACCCCGTCATAATCTTTGCAAGCACCGATTAATGCATTATTTTTTTGTGATAAAGGATCGTTTGGAGCATCTACAAAAGCAAATTCAAATTCATCTGCTAAATCCTTGTTATCACCGCAAACAATAACATCAAACCCAAGTCTTTCGCTTTGATCCTTTATGTTTTCAAAGCAAATTCGAGTTAACTCTGGTCGCTCAAAGTATGGGATTATTACCGCTAATTTATTCATACCCTATTTCTTTTTACCTCAAAAAGCCCGTACATTTCTGCACGAGCTTAGAGATAGATTTACAAAAATACTATGTCAAAGTGATTGCCGCAATAGCTGCGTCAATATCTGAAATGTAAATAAAACCGCCTTTGTCAGCATTTCGGATAAGGAACAACAAACGTTTACGAACTTTGATTGTTTCCATATCTTCCACGAACTGATTTGCAGGCATCCATTTTGACATGGTTAATCCTGGTTTTTCGTAGATTTTAGCGAATCGGCTATCACCAAGAACCAAGGCGTTATTCGGAATAACATTTGATTCCATCACCATCATTGAATCAACCATTTTACCACTTCGATCAACAAACGGCGGAATGATATAGTTTTCATTCGCATCTTTGGTCAAACGCATTTTGTTGATAGAACGTTTATTCATTACAACGAAATTTGGCGAATATTTCGCCCCGCCTGTGATTGTGATTTGCTCTGGAGCAACCGCCATTAAGTCGTAAAATTGAGCGTTTTCAACTTTAGTTAATCCTGTTGCACTGAAAGCAGTTGAACTTGAAATCAAACCTTTCAAAGTGTTTGAAGTTCCGTCACCTGTTGACAATTGGGAATCAATTACCAAATCAACGTTTGTTCGTAGGAAGTTTTCCAACTCACTAGCAAACATTGCTTCATCTTCGTAAAATTCTTCTGTAACAGGTAAAGTGTCACCAATTTTTTGAAGTGGCAAAGTGTACGTTTTCCATTTAGCGGTTGATTCTGGAAATGTTGCGCCCTCCGCAATTGAAGCAGCGGCACGAACCGTAGTTGCCTCATCCCAATCGTAATAACGAACTGTACCGTTATTATTTGTCCCTAAAGTTACTTTAGGAAACATATCGTAAAGGGTTAATTTACGGGTTGCTAATTGTCCAATTGTCGGTATTTCATACACTTGCGCATTACTTCCGATACTCGCGCGGTTGGTATCAGCTTTAATCACAACCTCGGAAGTCGAATCGCTTGTGCTTAGTCCTTTAATCGCTGACATGTTAGCCTTCAATTCGGTTGCTAAGGTCGGTTTCTCATCGAAATTAAATCCTTTCTCACGTTGCGATTTCATTTCAAGCCCCATCTCTTCCAATGCTTTGTTCAAAGTTTTCATTTGCTCTAAACGATCGTTGTTTAAAGTTTCAATCGCTTTTTGCAAATCTTCTTTTGAAACTTTTGCTTCTTCCATTTCTTTAATCGCTTGAGCGTTGTTTTCGTTCAATTCGTTAAAGATTTTTGCTTGCTCATCAGCTCCTAAACCGTCGAACGCTTCTTGAGTGATTGCTTTTGTTGCCATAAACATGGCTAAGGTTAAAAATTGTTTTTTCATTTTGTTTTTAAATTAAATAGCGTGAATATGTTTGTTTTTTTGTTTGACAATCAAGCGTCTATTTACGTTTCTTCAAAACCTTTAAAATGGAATCCAGCAAGTTATCCAACAAAAGACCTTTTATTATTCGAAACGATTAATTCTGGTAAAAAAGCAATCATTGATATTCTTGGGGCAAACGACAATATGTTTAGCCGTGGATCGGATGGAAAAGGCGATACATTTACAAACGTTGCAGAGGGTGACAAACTTTGTTATCAAAACACAATAATTCCATTTGCCAACGATTACGCAAACGGTAAGGCAAAAAGATGGGGATTGCTTGATAAAGGTCATACGCTTGAATTGTCATACGCTCATTTACCTACATTGTCAAATAATGAAGTTGAGGACAATAACGCTATGAAATTAAAAGCTGAAGCTTATCGAGTTTTAGTAAATGGTGAAGGCACAACAATGACTGATCAACAAGCAAGGGAGTTTTTAGGTTTAGATTAAACTTTCTTAATTATTCCACGTGCTTGCAAGTAAAGAACGCCGTATCTAATTGCGTCCATTAAATGATTGTCCAAATCTTCCGGCTCTTCCAATACAACTCCGTGACTATCTATTTTATACGAATAATTTTCTTGCTCATATTCTAAATCCAAACTATCAGAAGTATAAAAAACATTCAAATTCTGAATTAAATCAACCCCATCAATTATACTGTTTTTTGGTTTATTTGCTGCGAAGCATTGATAACCAAAACGCCTAAGAATTGCAATTTTAAGAGGTCGGTTGTTATCAGCTATAATCTCAATGTTTTTATCAATCCCAAGCCTATCAAACATCCAAACAACTAAACCGTTTTCATCGCCTTGCATTTGGATTAATTCTGTCGGTTTTAATCGTTCTCTAATCTCATTTTCAGAGCTGTAATTTAATTGCTTAACATATAAATTACCATCTGAATATTTCATTTCGACAATAGCCCAAGGATCAACTTTACCCCAATCGTTCCCGACAATTTTAACACCTTCGATTTTCTTGTAATCTTCAGGGCTAATTTTGTTCCATTTATAAATTCTGTTTGGTCTTTCGGCTTTTTCACCTAGTCCATACACCGACCAATTGAAAGCATTTGCGCTGTTTTTGTCTTGGTTTTCTCGACACCTTAAAAGCTCGTTTAGTTGCTTTTGAGTTAATCCCAATTCATTTAATTGAAGATTGTAATTGAAAGCGTCCGATTCGTGTAGTATTTTTGACATCACAACCTCGCACATCGATACGGGTTGGTAGGATAATATTTTTAGTCTTTGTTCTGGTGGACAAAATGGGTTGTCCTTAAAAGTAGAATCAATTACAATAGCTCTTGGATCTTTCATTAAATCTTCAACCCAATGCCCTTTTTTAGGGTTGTAATCGATAAAGACTATATCACTTGTGCGTTGATCTATTTGGTCGAATGTTTCACGGCTAATCTTGTACGGCTCATTTAACCATGCGCAATCCTGTGTTAAACCATGTACCGTTTCTTCGTCGTCGGTTCCGTGAATCTCAAATGTACTATTGTTTGAGTAGGTAAATATTGATTCAGTTTTATTAAATGTTTGTCCAACTTTGTAGCGGTTAGTTCGTCTTAAATGCTTGATTGTATCGTTTAGGACGGTCTTTTTGCAATCAGTTTTAGTATCACGCCAAACAGTTAAACGTTTGTCTGAATGTGATCTTGCGTACAAATCGTAAACATCAATTAAGCTAACTGTTTTTGAACTTCGAGACGAACCCCGATTTATTACATAGCGATATTTTCCCGAATTAACGGCTTCCCAATTCTTTTGAAAAACTATTGTCGCTTGCATTCACTTGTTTACTCTTCTTCTTTTGGTTTGACTATTTCGACTGTGATAATTGGGTTTGCACTTGGTAGATTTTCGCCGTTTGTTGTGTGGTCGTTATGTTCTTTTAGTCCTAAATCTCTAGCGATTATGTTAGCATTTAACAGGTTCGCACTAGCTCCTTGAAACTTTTGATTATAGATAGTTTGCTCAATGTCGTGAATGACCGTATTAAAATCTTCCTCTCCCTTTGGTAATTGTGCCTTGAAATTCCTAAAATACGCTTCATTACAATTTAGGTAAAAGCACAATTGGCTTAACGTCATTGCTCGCATTAATGGTATTTCGGTTGTGGTAATTACGCCTTGAAATGCAAATGGTTTTGTTTCAAATAGGGGATTATCTTCACACCATTTAAAATACTCACAAGCAGATTCCCAAAGCAATTCAGGAGATTCAAATAACTTATCCCTCCCGTGCTTTGATCGTAACTTCCAAAATTGATTTCCTTTAGGTGCTGACATTTATTTACACTTAGTTTCATAAACATTCCCAAGAACTACATGAGTATCTGCATAAGCTTCCATTTCTTCCTTAGTCCCTGTAAAAACATTGAGATTATATCCGATAATAACCGACCCCTTAAAATTGCAATTCGTGACGGTGATAGGTTCCAGATTGCGGAAGGAATTTCTTGAAAGCTAGTTCCTTTTAATCCATACTCAAAAATATTCGCATACAAACACCTCTGAATCCACGCTTGAAATAAAAATTCTTTATTCGACTGAAATATGTTAGGATTATTCAATCGATTAACAGCGTCCGAAAATTCGACAATTTCACCGTTTTTGTCTCGCTCAATCCAAACACCATTCGAAAACATCAAACCCAAACGATCGATAACAATACGTAATTCGGCGGTCGTGTTATACAATTCCATTTCTTTTCCTTCAACGGATACCCATTCTTCCTTTTTGTCGAAACTTAAAAACCTTTGAGAAAAATTAGGTTGTGAAATGTAGCGATCATTACCTTTTCGAAATAATCTTGACCAAAAACCATCCTCCGAAATTAACTTCATATTGTTTGTTTTTTAACAAATATATGTTTTATATTATAATTTATTCTACGTTTGTTAAAATGTTAGATTATGGACAAAGGTGTTAAAAAGCTGATCGATAAGAAAAACGAGGAAAAGAAGCGGGCGGTTGTCGATGGTAAATTGATTAAAAAAACCAAGTAGGACATGACTTTAGAGGAGATTTTAGCTGATAAAGATTTAGCGATTCATAGAAAGAAATCCGAGATTCAAAAGACGGATTTTTCTAACGTGCTTTTTGATACGGCTACCAAAGCATTTAATAACAGTATTGATAAATTAGAGGTTTTGGTTTACGAAGCGGTTATCAAAAAGGAGCGCAACGAATTTATGTTTAATCAATATAAAAGCGGATATGTTCTAAATCATTCGGTCGGTATGCGATATGTTAAGCTGTTTTTTTGCTACAACTCCGATCTGCCTGAATATGCAAGCGATAAGCAAAATTTTGACAAGTATTATCCAATGATCTTGAATAAAGATGAAGCGGATAAAAGCGGTTATTTTTGGGCGGTTACGGAAGCAAAAAACGTTGAAGCTTCGGCGGTTGTAAAAGGTTCTAATTTCTTAACGCCTGTTTTATCGATTGAGTTTATTGATGAAAATACGATAAAAGTAAAATGCGCTATTTCACCTAGTAATATTTTGGATTCGCATAGTGATGTACATATTCCGGGAATTTGGAAGAAATCAGCAAACGAAAATAATTACAATCTACTTTTACAGGAGCATGAAATGAATTTTAAATATGTAATTGTAGATTCAATTTCAGGAGATTTAAAGGTTTATACCGAAATGATTTCTGTAAAAGAATTGATGTCAAAATTTAAGAAATCTAATAAAACTGAGCCGTCTGATGACACTCATAAAAACGAGCCACCGTTAGGTACTCAAACAAAAAAACAAACATATTCACGCTATTTAATTTAAAAACAAAATGAAAAAACAATTTTTAACCTTAGCCATGTTTATGGCAACAAAAGCAATCACTCAAGAAGCGTTCGACGGTTTAGGAGCTGATGAGCAAGCAAAAATCTTTAACGAATTGAACGAAAACAACGCTCAAGCGATTAAAGAGATGCAAGAATCAAACGTTTCTAAAGAAGATTTGCAAAAAGCGATTGAAGCTTTGAACGCTGATCGTTTGGAGCAAATGAAAACTTTGAACAAGGCGTTGGAAGAAATGGGACTAGCTATTAAAGCAAGTTCAGAACCGAGAGCAAACACTGAAACTTTGTCCGATCTTAGAAAAGGATTAGAAACAAATCTTGACAAAATTAAAGGATTGAAGTCAGGAAAAGAAGGTTTTGACTTCACGGTTAAAGCCGTTGGAACAATGTTGGAATCTACCAATATTTCAGGCGGTAACGTTCCTGTTGAACAAAGAATTGCAGGATTAAATATTATTCCTTCAAGACGAGTTCGTTTGACTGACTTATTCGCAAAAGGAAAAGCGTTATCAAACATTATTTCTTGGGTTTACCAATCTGGAAAAGAGGGTGCTGTTGGTGGAACTGCTGAGGGAGCAACTAAAAATCAAATTGATTTTAACCTAGTTGTTGCATCTCAAGCAGTTGTAAAACGTACAGGATTCATTAAAGTTTCAACTGAAATGTTGGAGGATATTGATTTCATTGAAAGCGAAATTCGTAACGAATTAATGCGTGAATTGATGAAGGATGTTGAACTAACCGCTTACAGTGGTGACGGAACAGCTCCAAATTTGAACGGTATTCGCACGGTCGCAACAGCATTCGCTGCGGGAACTTTTGCAGATACTGTTGATAATGCTAATGCGGTTGACGTTTTAGTAGTTGCAATGAATCAAATTCGTATTGCAGAACAAGGCGAGCCAAACTACATCTTAATGCACCCGTCCGATGTGACAGCGTTGAAATTGTATAAAGTTACTGCAACTGACCGCCGTTACGTTGATCGTTTGGTAACTGTTGGAAGCACGTTGACTTTAGATGGCGTTCCAATTATCCAAACAACGCTTGTAACTGTTGATAATTATTTAATTGGCGACTTTAATTTAGCAACCCTTTACGATATGGGTTCAATTCGTATCGAAATGGGGCTTGATGGAAACGATTACACTAAAAACTTGCGAACCATTCTTGCAGAGTGGCGAGGTGCTTTGGTTGTTCGAAATAACAACAGAACCGCATTTGTTAAAGGTGTATTTTCAACTGATGCCGCAGCTTTGGAAACTCCATAGTTTCATAAAAATTACAAGTAGCCTGTGCAGAAATGTACGGGCTTTTTGGGTTAAAAAAATATACTTTTTTATGGAAAATTTAAACGACAACAAAGTTTTAGTAAAGGTTTTAATTCCTTTTCACCAATTAAAAAAAGGCGATACAAAAAGAGTAACAAAGTCAATTGATACAAGTTAAGTAAATGGCGGTTATGCTGAAATTATAGAATCAAAAAAA